TCTGTTTCGCCACGACAAAACTTTTTAAAGCCGCCGCCAGTACCGCTTTCGCCTGCGGTTACTTTAATTTTAGTTTTGTTTTGGAATTCTTCTGCTACTGCTTCTGTTATAGGATAAACGGTTGAACTACCGTCAATTTTAATAATTTTTTCTGCGGCGTGTGCGTATTGTACACTTGCTGCTACTATTGCTGATACTGCAATCACATACATAAACCATTTGTTAAATTGTCTAATTGACATTGATAATCTCCTTTGTTACTCTAAATATTTAAGCATACTAAGATTACAGTTGTGTTACAAAAAGATAAAAAGATGATTACATTTAGCCAAAATAAAACCCGCACTAGGCGGGTTCGTTAAGTTGAAGCAGTTAGATCTTAACTACTGACCACTTGGTGTTGAAAGGCTTGTGTTCGGCCTTGTGTTTCACAATCTTTTTAAACTCTAGTTTACGTAGAGCATTGATTGTTTCTGTATCGTGGTCGAGACAAGCACGATACAACTTAGCGACTAATTTACTTTGTTTCATCATGGTTACCTCCTTGGTAAGATATTTATAAAATCTATTAAAATCTAAGATTACAATTTAGATTACAGTTACATTAAAGAAAAAGCCCCTTGCGGGGCTTTCTGTTTTGTGGATAACTAACGTATTCTTAGAAGAATAAGATAGCACCTGCTGAGTATGTATCGCTTTCGTTCTCTAAACCGTTGTGCGCTTTAGAAGTAACACGATTGTATTCAGCAACTAAGTTTAAGCTCTTAGTTAATGGGTGGTAAGCACCAACAGTGATACGCTCATTGTAATCAACTAGATTAGCTAGGTCTGAACCGTTAGCTTTGTCTAAGTTGCTGCGACCGTAAGCAACACCAACTTTAGTTTTAATTGGCGTTACGTATGTACCTTGTACATAGTAACCATCGCTGTCACGACGTGAACCGTTAGCATCTACACCGTTTGAACCAAATGTAGTTGTACCAGCACCTTTACCATTGTAGTATGTACCAACAACACCAAATGGGCCGTAGTTAGCAGTAGCACCCAAGTCCCAAGCGTAAGCTGTGTATTCACCAGCTGAAGCTGTTTGAACTTTATAACTTGCAGCACTTGACCATACACGACCTTTTACGTCACCTGCTAGGTAATCGTATGTAACTTTACCTTCATAACCAAAACGGTCTTGATATAATTCATTACCGCTTGTTTGGTTAGGGTTAGTAATAGCTACAGTAGCTTGTAGGCCATTGAAGTTTGGTGTTGAATAAGCTACTTGAGCTTTCCATGCTGGGTAGATATAACCAGTACCAATGCCACCGTAGGTTGTAGCTGCGCCACTACCTGGGAATGCTGTACCAGCTGAATAGCCACCGACACCTAACAATGTCATATCGTTAAGAATTGACTCGCTAGCAAAAACACCAATGTCTTTACCTAGCTTAACAGTACCCCAGCTAGCATCGCCAACGGTCAAATATGCTTGACGGAACAATGGAGCTGCTGTGTCGCCTGTTGCTGAATTATCAGACACGTTTGGTTGGATACTGATAGTAAAACCAATATCTAGATCGTTTTGGCGTGATTTACCACTGATGCCCAATGACACAGGTAACAAACCAGTGTTGATGCCTTGCGTGTGGCTTTCACCACGTGCGTCTTTAACAGTTGCTATACCGCCAGCGATAACGTTGCTGTCTTTAGCATTATTGATAGAAGCATAAGCATTAACGTTACCGTTAATGTCCAATGTCCATTCACCTGCCGGAATTACAATACCAGCTTGTGCTGATGTTGCGAACAAACCAGCTAATAGTGTTGCTAATAAACTTTTCTTCATTACTTTAGTTCTCCTAATTTTGGATAACACTAATATAGTGTATACTATTTCAGTGTAATTTATTTATAGATCTGTGTCAACAAATCTGTGGCTTTTTGACATACTTTTGGTAAAATTTGTAAAATGTGTGGCAATTACGCCACACTCTATTTTAGTATCGATATGTATCCGATTTGTAAGGACCATTAATAGGCACACTAATATACTCTGCTTGTGCTTCTGTTAACTCTGTTAAATGCGCACCTATTTGTGCCAGGTGTAGTTTGGCAACTTTCTCATCTAGATGTTTAGGTAACAAATATAAATGCCCTGGGTTGTAGTTTTCCCAATTATTATACATTTCAATTTGCGCTAGAACCTGATTAGTAAAGCTATTTGACATAACATAGCTTGGGTGGCCCGTGCCGCATCCTAAGTTTACTAGTCGTCCTTTAGCCAACAGGATAATACGTTTACCGTCAGGAAAAATAACATGATCGACTTGAGGTTTAATTTCTTCCCACTCGTAATTAGCAAGACTAGCAACATCAATCTCACTGTCAAAGTGACCAATGTTACAAACAATACTATTGTGTTTCATCTTAGCCATATGATCATGTGTGATAACATTGATGTTACCAGTCGCCGTTACAAAGATGTTAGCGTGTGATGCGGCAAAGTCCATAGTAGTTACATAGTACCCTTCCATGGCGGCTTGCAAGGCACAAATTGGGTCAATTTCTGTAACCCAAACACGTGCACCTAATGCTTTAAGACTAGCAGCACTACCTTTACCTACGTCACCATAGCCTGCTACCACAGCAACTTTACCTGCAATCATACTGTCTGTTGCACGTTTGATACCGTCTACTAGACTTTCTCTGCATCCGTATAAGTTATCAAATTTAGTTTTAGTCACACTATCGTTTACGTTAATAGCACGTAGTTTAAACTCGCCGCGGCCGATGGCTTCATTGATCTTGTGTATGCCTGTTGTAGTTTCTTCCGTTACACCGCGGATATCATCTAGTAACCCAGGATGATGTTTATGGATATACCATGTAAGATCGTGTCCATCATCTAAGATCATATTAGGTTTCCAGTCGCCCGGGCCACTTACTGTTCGTTCAATGCAACCCCAGTACTCATCTTCTGTTTCGCCTTTCCAAGCAAACACAGGAATACCCAAATCGGCAATTGCGGCCGCAGCGTGGTCTTGTGTTGAGAAAATGTTACAGCTTGACCAGCGTACACTTGCGCCCAACGCTACTAACGTTTTAATCAACACTGCTGTTTGAATAGTCATATGTAGACTACCTGCAATACGAGCACCAGCTAATGGTTGTTCATCTTTGTATTCCTCAAGGACTGCCATTAATCCTGGCATTTCTGTTTCTGCAATGGCTATTTCTTTATGGCCCCATGCGGCCAAGCTAATATCTGCGACTTTGTAATCCATATTGATCCTCTATTATATTTTAAAACTATTACTTAATTTTACTGCTTATACAATTCATTAAAGAACTCGACTATTTCTCTTTCTGCATTTTTAGTTAGGCTGTACCAAATTTTATGTATATAACTAGCATCTTCATACCGATTGGTTAATCCAAAATAAGTTACAAGTTCCTCATACCATGTACGATCCAGAATATCACTGCTGAATAAACTATCGCAGGGCATGGTTTTGATGTGACTGTTTGATTTCGCTAATTGCAAACATTCTTCATTATATTCTATCGATGTCTGAATAAATTCGTTTGGTTTATTGAAGTTATTTGTTGTTTTAAAAATTGAATATTTTACAATAGCTTTATATGCTGTTTTTGGTTCTAACACTAACAATAGTGTTTTGTTGTTAGGGTTATCAAATGTGCCACCTATGTGTGGCGTATGTTTTGCTTCAATCAATTGATCAAATGCAAATCTATACTTATATTCAACTTCTATCCAGTTATGCCAGGTCCTTGTTATAGGATATACACTCTCTTCAATGAACTTTAATTTGTTTTTAATATTGTCAAATTCAATGTCATTGGATAACCGACCTTGCATTTCGTATCTGATACTGTCACTTATGCCGTTATAATTATTATAGATATAATCATCGTATCTGGGCCAGCTTTCGCCCTTTACCTGAAGGTACTCATCTTCAGGTACTTTAAAATTAAAGTTATATTCATCTGATAATAAGAGCATCCATCTCAAATGATTACCACCGTAGCCTGTTCCAAACCCTATATTATTCTTTGGGCATTTGTTGATTGGGATTATTCTCATTCTATTTTAATACCGTGCTGGTATACTTTGATGCTTTCTTTTGTTAGTCTAATTTGTTCACCTTCTTTACGACCCTATTCTGCTAGGCCAATGTCTTTTACTTTATAGTCCATATTTTATTTTTCCAATTTTGCTTTAATTAAGTCAGCGTACTCTTCTAGTGATTTTATGTCAACATATTCAGAATCTAGAATCTTAATACCAAACTCTTCTTCAATAGAAACTGTAATCTCAACAGCATCCAATGAGTCTCCTCCAAGATCGTTTACTAGTTCGTGACTAATATCTATCTCATCTACGTTACGACCCAACTGGTCAGCGACAATTTGTTTTAAAACTTCTTCAATGTTATCCATATCCATTCCTATTCTATTTTAATTCCATGTTGATAAATTTTAATACTATCTTTGGTCAAACGCACTTGTTCACCTTCTGCAACGTCACGAGCAACGTACAGGCTAGGATTAATTATTGCACGATTGCCTATTTTTAATAACCCCGGCTTGTATGCTTTGGCCCACATGCCTATATAAACGTCATCACCAATGTCTGCATGAAGTCCTGCTTGACGCTGAATAATAGTATTTTCTCCTACTACTGTTCCGTGTGCCAGGCCAACAAAGTCATGCACTTGTGCAAAATCTTTAATAATAGTACCTGGCTCAATCATAGCACAGTAGGCAATATAAACGCCTTGCCCTATTTGTGTGCCTGTACCGATGTAACTAGTAGGGTCAATCAGGTTAATGCAATTAACATTATGCTCGCGCACTAAGTTAATCAACATTTTACGTTTTTGAGTATCACGCACGTGGTTTGGGTCTATAGTCCAGTTGGTAGCTACGAAGAACTCATGCGAATCTTTATATTTGTCTATGGCTTGTTCTGTGTCTAATACCGGAATACCCAAATAATCAGGCCTGTTACCGTACCAATCACTGTCAAGTACACCAACAACCGTATAGCCCTGGCGTTCTGCTGCATCTTTGTATCGAATAATATTCGCACAAGTACCTAAAAATATTAAAGGTTTAGTCATATTACTATTATATAGCGAAATAAAACATTAGTCAAATTTTTTACATAAATACTTGTGCAACGCCGGTCTTCAGTATCGACGTCGAATTGCCCGACCTCTATGTCTTAAATGCGTGGGCCCGGTAATATCGTATGTGAAGTTCTTCACTAGCTCTTGCTTTAATATTTTAGTTATTTTATAATATATTTTTACTCGGAGAACTTTATGAAAGTTAGTAAGATCCCTGGTCTAGGTCGTTTTGGTGTGTTTATTGATGACGTAGATCTTAACAACATCACACACGAAGAATGGATGGAAATTGGTAAAATCCATTTAGAATCACTAGTTACTATTATTCGCGGTAACGATATCAACTACGACACGTACTATGACTTATTTAAACAATGGGGCACAGCACGTTACAGTCGCCCATTGAACTTTTATCTAAAGTACGGTAAGCCAGTTAAAGAGCTTGTTCTGAATAACCTGCTTGACGAAGGCGATAAGAATGAACTACGTCTAGGTCGCCTATGGCAAATTGACAAACGTCGTCCTGGAATGGTCCGTGTTACAGGTAAACTAAATTCTAAAGGTGAACCTTTAGGTATTTTTGATAATGGCGAACTAAAATGGCATAGTAACGAATGTGCTGATCCTGCATTTACCCCAGGTGTAGCCTTAATGGGCTGGGAAAGTATGCAGGGTAGCTGCACAGGGTTCGCCACCACTGTTGACTGGTATGAAAAGCAATCAGAGAGTTTCCGTAGTGAACTAGATGAACTTATCACAGTTAATAACTACCGCCCAGCGATGTTAAACCCTGTGCTCAAAGAAGAACAAGAACAGTTTTACAATAATAATCAATGTCCTATTCCAAACGGTGAAGTACCATTGGTTATCAAGAGCCCGGGTGGTATTAAAGGACTACACTTACCTGCTACTACATTTGATTACTTTAAAGGTATGAGCAAGGAAGAATCAACTAAGTTATACAACCGTATCTGGGAAGGTGTTATACAACCAGAATACATGTACGAACACTGGTACCAAAGCGATAAAGATATCTTAATCTTTGATAACAGCATTACTGTACACAATCGTAAAATTGAAAACAATGGTATTAGTCCTAACCGCGTGGGTCTTCGTATCCAGTTTGACTACGATATTGCCGACGAATATGTTCCATTCTATCAAGAAGAGTACAATATACAACGCCGTGAACGTATGAATATGATGAAAATTGCTACCGAAGGTCTTTGGTCTGTTGCATAATGATCGATGTTCGCACAATCAGATTTTTTCAAGGGTTAGATAAATCAAACACTTCTAACCATCACTTCTTTGAAGAAGTGTTTGACATCGCTCCTGATAAATTATCCACTATGCACGATATAGCAAAAACTATTCATATTCCTCCACGTACGAGAAAACGTTATCGTTGGTTCAATGATGATCACACTGGTAATTTATACAGTGTTGACCTATGTAATACAGACGGTGTACCGGCACACGAGCACTATCAAAAAATATTTACAGGTAGTGCAGTTGATGAACCGCATCTACAATGGGCAGATGGTATGGAACTATTTCGTGACATATTAGCTCCTATAGGCAAACAGTGGCGCTGGGTTATGCTAGTGCGTATTGATCCAATGGGTTGGTGGGGTCCGCATGTTAATGTCCCAGCAGATAAAGACAAAGACTATACACTCTATTGGATTCCTCTTAATCAAGTTAAAAATCGGTTCTTCGCTAGTCAGAACAGTGGATATTTTGAGCCGCAGGCAGGCAAGGCATATATACAACGTGGACACATATATGAGTATTCAACTATTAACCTTGGCCTAGAACCCATGTATAACATAACCGGAGTATGTGAATGATTATACCTTGTAGGATAATGATTAAAGCACTAGAGCCCGTTACAAATGTTAATGTAAAAGTATTTTGTAACAAACTACAATTTCCTTTTACTGTTGAAGATCACGGTGTTCACTTTGACATATATCGTAATGTAGATATGTTTTTCTACAGCATTGATACTGTATTTGACTGTCCGGTAGATCAATTAAACCAACTAGCATTAGTTTGGCCCACAAAGCCCAACGTTGATATGGAAATTGACGATATAGAACTAGACTTCCTATACATCGACAAAGTTAAGCTACTAGACAATGCTAGTTTCCTACATAGCGAAACTGAAGAATATATCGATCCACCAGCTGAGTATGGTCCTAGTTATTGGAGGCCTGCTAGTTGGATCAACAATCCCGGGATATTCTATTTGCCATTTGGTTTGCCGATTGAGAAGTGGTGTTTCAACAATGATAGATCACAGAGCTATTAGATTTTTTCAAAGTCTGCCCAGACTAGAACATTCAGATAATCCTTTCTTTACTGCAATTAGCGACATTCCGCTAGACCAAGTTAGCGAAATGTACAACTTAGCTAAAACTGTACAGGTTCCACCAAGAATACAAAAAAGTTATGCGTGGTATCGCAGCGATTCTACCGGTAACTTAAATTGTAAAGACTTATGTAACATTGACGGCATTCCTGCTCACGAACACTACATGAAACTCTTTAAGAATGTAGAGACTCCAAAAGATATTGATCCTGGTACATACATCTACACCATGGACTATGACAGCAACGCCGCTAAAATAGAATGGCTTCCAGAGTTCTTGCCGTTTAAGAACGCACTATCAACTATCGGCAAAGAATGGCGTTGGGTGCAAATGATTAAGATTGACCCAATGGCTTGGTGGAGTCCAAAGAATAATCACCCAACTGATGCTGTTAAAGGTGACTATAAAATGTACTGGGTTCCACTAAACTATGTTAAGCATAGATTTGTTGGTGCTGCTACTATTGGTTATTTTGAGCCTGAACTAGGCAAGATTTATACTTTAGATGGCGTAAACTATCAATATTCTACAATTAATTTAGGGCTAGAACCTATGTACAATCTATTAGGTCTAGCCCTATAATAATTAATCTTTTGGTGCTTCGTTATTTCGTGGACGTTGACTTGTTGCTGGATCACTAAACTTACGATTTTTAGCAGCCATAAACGAAATTTCTGCACCAATCATTGCATTTAGATACAATCTACGTGCGTTTTTATCTAAGATAGTACTAGCAATTCGCTTGTATTGTTTGTGTAGGTTCACTGCTGTTTTAGGTAATGCCATAATTTCTCCTTAACGAATTTTATTTAAATATTCTGTACCAATTTTACCTTCAGCAATTTCACATAATGCTTCTACTGTTGGTTTGTTTTTGTGTGGGACTTTAACACCGTTGCGTTCTTGGAATACACGTTGGCTAGCAATTTCTCTGGCACGCACTGCCGATGCAAGGATTAACTGGAATTGATTGTTGTCAAATACTTCTAATGCTTTGTCGATATCATACCGTTCGATTGAGAGTTGAGTTGATTTCATAATGATTCCTATTTAGGTGATTAGTATTTTAGTTTAACTGAAAAAACCTAAAGTGTCAAATATTTTTGAGATAATCTCTTACCTTAATTGCGTCTGCCAGACTCATATACTTAAGTGGCTGTGTTAGAAACTTAACTGTGTCTTGTTTAGACCAATCAATAATGTAAAAATCATCCCAGTTATTAATAGCCGCTTGTGGTGTGGCAGGATAATGTGTCCAGCCGTCAGGCTGATTAGTTTTATAAATGCCTAGTATTTCAAATTCGCTTAGCCATTTGGGCTCGCCAAGTTCTCTAATGTTAGGAAACGCATCTAACCAAAAACAGTTATTGCGCTCTTCAAGTAACTGTTTAAGATTATCCCAATCTTGTTTACTGTAGGGCATTAGTTCGTTTACCAAACTATAATTTAATACACGTTTTAATCCTGTAAGTTTTTCTGCCATTTCAGCATACAATTCTTGGTACGGATTCCAAAGATTTTCTGCTTTAAAGTTTAGTTTACCGTTGACAAAAAAATCAAACTGTTTGAGAGGAACTTGGTCACAATCTTGCAATAAGAAATAGTCACTGTCGAAGTGATCTACTGCGCAAAATTTTAATGCTTGCTGGTAATACCAATGATTGTGTTTGTAACGACTTAGGTCATAAAACTGTTCGAAGTATAGATCATCTAATAGAGTATAAGCAGAGCTGTCTACCCCAAATTCTGCAAATATACTATCTAGTTTGTGTTGTGGATACGGACTGATGATATAAGTCTTATCGGGTAATGGATTCAGTCTATCATCAAATGATAAGGTGATAGCCGCTTCATTGATCCTACTAGGACCAATTAGCAAGATTCGCGTGATCATTTAGTTTGCAGTTACTCTGATCAAATCTGCTATCGGCCAAGTTATGCTCATACCAGGGCTTACATTAGGTATAGAGCACCAGCCACAAAACTCAGGATTATCAATATGAGGATTTGTAATTACTTGACTAGTCTCACCGCCAAATCGCAATGGCTTATTTTTAATTGCTGTTTGCCAAGTTAACTGTGCCTCAACTCCATCAATGAAAAAATCTAAATGATATATCTGTATAGGGCCAATTGTTTCTGGGGTATTTAAAACTGTTATAGTATTATGTAATGTTTCATCGTAGTCAACTGTAAATTCAATTGCATCCAACGGAGTGCTATTATTGATATCAAACGCCGATTTAACTTCAGCGTGCTCAACTTCTCTAATGCCCCCAAATAGAATATCTACCCAAGCGTTTCCGGTGAGCGGACTTCCTTTACTTACATTTACTACAATTTTGAGTTGTGACATAATTGAAATCCTAAATTAAATTGAAATTACGCTATACCAACCTGTGGACTAGCAGGGCTTTGTCCTGCCGCAAAGTCAATAATGCTATTGCCTGTTCTAAGAGTGCCGTCTTTGATACGATTCTTCATATCATCAGGTCCTTGGACAATATAGTAGTTGCTGGTCATAGTATTAAAATACATGATCACACCCTTCTTGTCAACTCCTGCGTAAACACTGTACAATATTTTACTAATATTTGCTTGGATGCCTAACCAATTTAACGTAAAACTGCCGTCGTCGTTCATAACAATAATGTCAGGGTCTCGAGTCATTTCAAGAATAGCGTCTTTAGCATATTGTTTACCTTCATCTAATACTGCAGAATCAGCTATGCCTGCTAGAAAACGTTTTGTTAATTGTAGCGCACGTTTTGGATTAGCTTGGCTAGCTGGTAATATTAGTTTTGGGTTCCATACTTTATTAATAGCTTCTAGGTCAAACGTTTCGGGACGTTTGAGTTTAGTGGCACCAGTTTTTATATTTTTTACTACAGTAAATGCTTCTCTTGGATCAGGAACATTAATAATCTCGCTGAGTCCTTTATAAAAACTATCAAAATGTCTTCTGTATTGTTTTGCAGCATCTTTGGCTTTGGCCACAGCGTTACTGTTAAAGCGGCCGCCAGCTTTGGCATCTTGCATACCTTTTAATTCAACTTCTATAGCGCCATCTTTTGTTAATACACGCAGATCTCCCACTGTGCCTTTGGTAACCGGAGTAGCCAAAAGGCTAAGACCAATCTCCCCTGGGCCCCATGCGCCTGCTGTGGTGCTAGGTACTGCGCCAAATGCTTTGTCGCGGATTTCGCTATAAATTTCTCTGTCCTGGCTTGGAACTAATTCGTCGATATTAGCATCAGGTTTGTCGTTGGCAATAATATCATTAAAGTCAATAACACCAACTTTGCATTTTTCCATAAACTGTGCTGTAAGTTGTTTTTTACGCTCAAATGCTTGTCTTTCGCGCTCGTTGCGATAAGGTAATTCAAACATAGTACGTAAGATGTCTACAATCTTGCCTTTCATTGAACTACCAACTTCTGCTGCCTCTGACATAGCAATTGGGGTTTCTGTTTCTAATGCAGCATGGATAATTTCACTGTTTCGCACAACCTTGTCAGCTAATGCCATAGCACTCGCTTTTAATTGATCGTTCCATTCTAACCCTGCTTGGAACTCTGCTTCTCGACCTAATTCAATCAATTTATAAATCATTTGGTCATTAACGCCTGCCTGACGCATAGCACTAAGTATCTTTTGGGTTTCGTTCGGGTTTTCTAATCTGTCTTCGAGTTTACCAACTAATTGATCAACTAGCTGTGCATAATTAACCTGTTCAGCTACAGGTTGTTGCTGTGCTTGTTCAGTTTTTTCCAATTCTGACTCAATTCTAGCCAGCACTACTTTAGCTTGCTGTTGTGCCTGCGGAGTTAGTTGGTTGCCTTCTACTGCATCAACTAACTGTGTTAGTGCCTTTAGTGCAGGAGGTGCTACAAATTCTATTAATAGTTCGCGTATTTTCATGATACTATTATTTATCTTTACGCTCTATATCATCTTCACTACAATAGTCGCCATATTGAACTTCAATGATGTGACAGGGTTTATCAAACGGATTAAACAATCTATGCCATTGATTTACGCTAACATGATATGTGTGATGTTTAGAGATTATTTGTTGTACTAAACTATTAGATGGTAATGTATAATGCTCTACCATACACTTACCCTCTGCTACCATCCATTCTTCTGAACGTTCTAAGTGCTTTTGCATACTTAAAGTTTGCCCAGGTTGTATAGTAAGCTCTTTTACTTTAGTGCCAGATACTTCGTGTAGAACACGATAGTAGCCCCAAGGGCGCACAGTCTTGGGTGCTTTCCATTCTTCAAGTATCCAACTGCTAGAATTCTTTTTGTCCTCTCCGCCCACGCCAAATTTAAAGATCACATCCTGCTCTGTCATTTCTGGAATATTTTCTTGAGTGCGATCGCCACCATTAGCAAAGATAATTTGGCTGTTTGGGTACATCATCTTAACATTACGAATTGCTTCACGTGCTGAGTTATCGTTGTCGTTAAATAAGATGCAGTGATCAACCATATTGAGATGTTGAATAATGTTAATGCGTTCTGTGCTAGGCATAAACGCACGACCTTTTTTACGAGTTAGCCAAGCATCGCTATTAACACCAACCACCAACATATCACCTAGTTTACGTGCAGCTTGGAAATAGGCGATGTGCCCAGAGTGCAACGGGTCAAATCCGCCTGTTACTAGTACAACCTTATTCACCACGTTTGTAGCTCTTTCTTGTTGGGGGTTTGCTCTTAATAATTTTAGGTTTTAGTGTTTCGGTTTTGACTTCAACGATAGCAGGTTGTGCTATTGTAGTTTTATCTGATTTAACTATTACCCCCTCAACGACCCCGGTGGTCTCTGTTGCTGCAGGTATTTCCATCATTTGACTGATATAGTCAATGAAATACAACTCTTTATCCAGCCATGGCATGCAGATTTCTTCTTGTTTAAGAAAGCCATTGGCGTTTATACTATCAACTATACTTGGATGCAATAGGTTCTTTTCTATTAGATCAAACCAGGTTGTAGTTTTAGGATCCATAGGGGCTACATCAGATTTATATACAGCCAAGTTAATCCAAGGATCTTGAAAACGTTTTAGTAGGTATGCGTCACGACAATCGAATCCATTTACAGCTAACATATAAATTAGACTAATTGGAGTATAGTGAAAATAACATCCGCTGTAGCCTCGACTATATTGTCGATCATATTCTATGCCTGTATGCTGAGGTACACTTAGTAATAACATACCATTGGTGTTCATATAACTGTTCCATTTAGCTAAGGTAGCTAAAGGATTTGTACTATACTGTAAACAATCGTGCGCATAGATAAAATCTACAGGAACAGGAAATATATAGTCGTCATCGAACCCAGCATTTACTTTATGAATGTTTTTAAGGTTGGGTAACTGTGCCAACTTACTACTGTCTATATCAACCACATGGCAGGAAAAATTATAAGGCTCTGGGGGTTCGTTATTATTCAGCAGTGTAGCCCACCATTCTACATCTTCACTTGCGCCGCAGCCCATAATAGCTATATGATGTATACTTTCTAAAAATATATCATATTGCTGAATTAGATTTAATACGCTTAAACTATGCCTAACCAATTGTCGCATCCTCCATGCCTGCGGTACGTAGACGTGTAATATGCCCTAACATAAAGTTTTTGCTTTCTAAGCCCTTCATTACACCTAACCATTTGTTACGTAGCAGTGCCACTTCGTTAATGATTGTTTCCATGTCAATAACTTCATCTTCTGCTTCTGCATATTTTTCTGCATCGCGACTTGTTAGTGCGCGAGCATACGCTTCTAAATACTTTTTGTAATGTGTTTGACGAATTTTACGTAATTGTATATTAAGATAATTGAGCACCGCTTCAATCTCTTGTAGTTGATTGAAGCGATGTTCTGTAATACCAGGCAAGTTAGCCAGGTTTTTTTCAATATTACCGTAGGTGCTAATTTCTTTTTTAGCCTGTGCTAGTTCGTTTTCATAATAATCAATGAAATCTGGGATAGCACCCAAGCTAGCAACTACACGACTATACCACATTAATAGTCTTCGTCCTCGTCTTCATCATAATCGGGCTCTTCTACTTCTTCACCTAAGTATTCTTCTACAGCACGTTTTAAGTAACTGTCAGTGCCCCCAACCGCCTTAAGATCGCGGTCTAATAAATTATGATCTGACACAACACTAACAACATGGTCAGCTGCGGCCTGTCGATCTTTAGGGTTAATATACTCTTTACACGTTAACCACACTTCGCACACTACATCAATTTCGATACTCATTCTTCCAAATCCTCTTCAACTGTGGCAGATTTAACATCTTCTTTATGCGGGTTAGCTGTAAAGTCTTTCATTACTTTATCTAACGATTCATCTTCGTTACGTTCCCATGCTTTGCGGAACTGCTTGATGACTGTACCATCTGCTAGTGTGTATTTAAGACTGTTACCGTCCTTGGATAATAATCCCTTACTTTCAAACATATCTACTAAACCACTGTAGGGATTCATACCTGTTTCGTATGGAATTTTAACCTGAACTGATTCAAATGGTTTAGCGTAGCGTGTTTTCATAATCTTACATGCGGCACGAATACCTTTAACTTCGCTAATCTTGTTGCCATCTTCATCTTCTTTTAGTTTTAGTTTGCGCATAGCGACTACAATACTTGATGCGTAAATGAAACCTTGACCGCCCGAAATCTTATCATCAGGGTCAAACATATCTTGACTTGCGTATGTGTGGTTAGTTGCTACTAAACCAATATTTAAATCACCAAACATGTTTACACAGTTACGAACAAGTGCTGTAAGTGCTTTAGGTTTACGGCCCATATCACCTTTTAAATCACCTGCTTCGAACTGATTAACATCAGTTGGTGTTAATAGCATACCTAAACTGTCAAGTACAAATAACACTTTAGGGCGTTCTTCTGCTGGTAGTGTTTTATATTCTTTAACAAACTCGCTAATCATTTTAGCTACGTCATCAATCATAGCCATGTTTAGTTTAAGTAGTTTATCTTCTGAAGTATCTACACCAAGTGCGTGTAGCCATGCTTCATCAAGTGCGTTTTCTGTGTCAATTAAGATAACATAAATGCCTTGAGCTTGCGCATTTTTAACTAAGTTACCTGAACAGATAAACGATTTACCTGCGCCAGACTCGCCAGCAAATACTGTAACTTTACCCATCGGAATACCTTTGTTAAAGTCACCGCTGATCAAATAGTTTAGTGCGTAGTTGTTTGTTGAAACCCAATCAGTTGGGTCATTAAAGCCGATGCTGATGCCATCAATGCTTTTTGTAATACCTTTTCTGAATTTACTCAGATCGAATGGTTTAGCCATAGAATTGTCCTTTAATCGAAAATGGGGGCGCAGGGCCCCCAGTGCTTAATTACGCTTTGTTTTGACGATTGCGAATCATCGCAAGGATGTCTTCAGCACGTTGACCGCCACCTGCTGGTGTAGTTACTGGTGCTGTAGGTGTCGCATCTTCTGCTACCACTGGATCAGGAGTAAAAGGAACGTCATCTTCTGCTACCGGAGTCGCTGCAACTGGTGCAGGTTGAGCTACAGGAGCAGGAGCTGCCTGTGCGGTAGGAGCTGCGCTACCTGCTGGTGCACTAACACCACGTGGACGATAGTAAGCACCCCAACGTTCTGTGTCATATGCTTGACCATCTACCGAAGCTTCGAACATTTCTTTGATAACTTTCAACTCAACGTCACTTGGTTTCTTAGGAAGAAACTCTGATAAGTTATACAAACCATTTGCCTCAATAGCTGCTGCTTCATCTGCTGTTAATGCAGACTCTTTGCGCGACCATTTACTTGTACTGTAGTCAGCATATCCACCTTTAGATGTTTTGCTTACAGTAAAGTCTAAACCGCCTTGGTAGTCTGTTGGTAGGTTTTCTAGTTCTGGATCCATTAGGGCCGCTTTAACCAAGTTAAAGATTTGTGGACTAATAATGAAACGACGAATTGGATTTGCTGGTGTTTGGTCATCCGCTAGTGGATTCTCGCGCACAAAACCTTGGAACAAGTATGATTTTTTCTTCCAATACTTACGACCCATTTCTTCTAAACTTGGATCTTTAAACCAAGTACGCACTTCAGCAAGAACTGGACAAGCTTCACCATACATTTCCACACATGGAACTTGTACGGTTACTGGTTTACTATCTGGTTGACCTTTAATGCCTGCAAAAGACAAGTTAATCATCAAACGTTCCGCCCAAAAGAAATCGTTCTTTGTGTTGCCGTCTGGTAAAAATCTTACTCTTGCTGATGTGCCTTCTGGAATGTTCCAGTGAGCGTAGATAGCGTTGTCGCCTTGTGATTGACCGCCGCCTTGACCGCGGGTTTCTTGTGCTTGTAATTTTGCACGAATTTCTGCTAATGATGTTGCCATAATGTTTCTCCTATAAGATGGTCTTAAAATATGCCTAAAACGTCTAGCATTTATATACTATACGTTATAATTATTTATCTCACAAGAGCAATATAGCCAAATTTTAGCCAAAACAAAAGGACCCGTAGGTCCTTTTTAATCGAAATTATAATTGTAATTTTACTATAAGCCTGCTAGAGTTCTAATATCTTGTATACTTTCGTATTTTGGTTCGATCGGGTTACCGTCTTTATCTAGTACTTCACCTTTGCCTAGTTCAATGCGTGCCTTAAGATTTTCAATTCTATCTTCTAATTCATTTGCTTTTTGAACGTCATCATTTGCTAGTGCTTGCTGATATAGTTGTTCTAGTTTTTGTACTTGCGGACTCGATTCTACTGCTTTATTATCTAAGTATGCGTTAGTTGATAATGCACCAATTAATGCCGCGCCAGCGCCTAATTTTTGTAAGCCTGATAGACCTTCTGACAGTGCTTGTTTTACTTCTTCTTTGGTTTTTCCATATTTTGCCTTGAATTCTTCATCTGTCAGTTCTTCAAGATCTATACTAACTTCTTTTACACGACCTTCATCTAGTTCATCATCACAAACACATTGGTCTGCTGTGCGATCACAAGCATCACAGTATGCTTCATGTGCGTGAGTTAAAGGGCTAGAACTATCTGCTGGAGCCATTGATTCTAAATTTTCACCTAACGTTCTTGCTAGGTAATCATAATATTTTGCGTCGCGGGCTTTTTTACTTGGTGTTCTTGCTTGACGTAACGGAGTTTCATTTAGTTCCGGGTAGTCTACACCAACTTCAAGGTATACTTCACGAACCATGTTGCTGATGTCACTCGAGCCCAATTCTTCTACCGGTGCGTGAAAACTTGCTACGTCACGTGCAGCATTAAGTACACCGTCTGGTCCTGCTTTTCTTAATAATTCACTGTGTTGGCCAATATTGTTTAATATTCTACGTACGATTGCTGAAGTGATACTTTCCACTTGATCTTCATCATCTTCATATACTGCACCGTAACTACCGTAGGTATTACCCTCTGTCATATCGAGCGAGCGTTCTTCTGCGGCAGCACGTAGTTCTTCGTTTGGAATATTTTGTGCTTTTAGTGGGTTTAGGTTTAAATAATCTAATAATTCCGCTCTGCTCATACGGTCAAATGGTGAATCTCCGGATTCTGATTCGTTAATTTCATTTTGTAATTCTTGGAACACTGCTGGTACATTTGATTCCAACCATGATAAAATTACATCACGAGCGTCCAATTCTGGATTTGCTTTACTTGTGTGCAAGAGTACTTCATCCAATTCGTTACTATTAATAACACCACTGACAGCATTAATAGCATTTACAGCATCGACACCTAGTGGTAATTCTTCAGCAAATAAATCAGCCAAGTCATCAACGTTAATAGGTTCTATACCCCATTGTTTAACGCCTTCTTCATCCTCGTCCCAGCTTTCTGCTACATTGTTTGCCCAGCCTTCAAAGGCTTCTGCCATTTTATTAGTTTTCTTCATGTTATAAGCCTTGTATACAATAGGTAGCGCATCATTCATGCGATCATTATATGTACGTTTTACAAAACGTTCTCTGACACTGTCAGCATCAAAATCTTCTTCTGGAACATAGCTGGTACTAGTAGCAACAAACTGTTCTTTACATTGTTGGTAGCCCTTACGACCGCTCATTTTACCTAGTGTGTCTTTTAGTAGGCCGTGGTATTCAAATGCAGCTTCTACCATTGCCTGCGTTTCGCCATCTTCAAATACTCTGCGAATCATAGCAGATTTAAATGGTTTTAACTTGCTACACTCTTCTGCAATTTCTGTAATGTGCTGTCCAAACTCATCACCGATGCTGCCGCCTTCTTGTAAATGACGGGCCATAGCACGAGCATAGCGTAGACTGTTGTGTGGTAGTTTTAGACGTTCGCCTTCTGCGTTTTCTAAGTACATAGCACGGATTTTACGGCTACGACTTCCACGAGATTCTGGGTTAATATGATCGCTGTGGCGGATAATAATACGCACAGGGCCATCATTTTCATAGCTACTACGGCTAGTACCATATAAGCGACTTTCGCCAATAACTTCGTCTTTATCGTATGTGTTATCAGCTTTAGAAATTTGTTGGATATCGCGGTGTTTAAGAGTTGACCGTGTAATATCACGTGGCTCAAAACTTAGTAGATTACGTTTAGCAAATTCACGCAGTTCTCTAAGGAAACTGTACCAATGCTTGCGTTGCTCGTCATCTAGGTCGTGACTGATGTTTTTACTAAAATAAACTTTCAGACTTGTTTCATCAATGACGCTAAGTGTAATATTGCCGTAGTTGTGACCATCAACTACATAGTCAAAATTGAAAAAACGTGCATCTTCTGGATTTTGTGTAGCATGTGCATTTTCATCACCCAAACTAACATCTTCAAATCGGTCACGAATTTTCTCAAATAGGCCTTCTGCGATTTTATTAATTTCTCTCATAACATTATTTATCTACATAATGTAGAAAGGCATAGGCTCAATTACATCTTCGAGACTGTCTTTCATTGTAGAGTCAATTTGACTGTCAAAACTTTGTAAGAGCATAGACATGCGCACTATTAATACTAGTGCCATAACCAGGTCATCTGTTTCACCCGGCTTGGCTGCAAAGCTAGGCCCATTGGCTACAAAAGTTTTAAGTTCTGATAGTAGCGGTTTACTTACAATAGTCATACGCTTACTTTCAATTAGATTTTTAAGTTTAGCACAAGCTGAAATTTTTGTGCTGTTAGTTGTATTAAATCCACGACGATATCTACGAGCACTACCTGCACGTTTGGGTTCACTTAAGAAAATACCTTTGATGTTCTCTTCACCAATTTCATTGATACAGATAAGTGCAGCTTCTCCTAAGGTATTGTTCTCAACACTGTAATAGATATTATTTTGGCTTACTGTTTCATTTAAATAACGAACAATTTCAGTCAAAATACCCACTTGTTGTTGCACTGGTGTTTTATTATGTTGCCACTCGCCAATTTGTTTAAATGTAGGTAGTTCAAAGATTTGTATAGCTGCAGGATCGCCCCCTGTGCCCAAACTTGGGTCCATAGCGACAACATAGGTATACTGCGCTTCAGGTTTCTTGTACCAACGAACTTGACCTTGGCGCTCTATAGGATCTAAGCCAGACATCTCAATAAGTGTAGTAGGATTAATTAAGGTCTCATCCCAGATAATGAATTCGCAGTCCATCTCTCGGCGGAAACGTTCATCACCTAACTGTGCTCGCTGTTCAGCAGCCCATTTTTCATCGCGGTCGGGGTGTTCGTTCCAGTAACTACGATATGATTTAAATCCGTTAACACCCACTTCAGTTGGGTTTCCAAATTCGTCAAAGCACTTGTTAGCACCTTTCCATAGGAGAGCAAACTGGTCTTCATCACTGTTAGGCGTTGATGTAATAATACATTTACCACCAGTTGCTAGTGTGGGACTAATTGAAGTCCAAAATTCTCGGCCTATGGTAGGTCTAACGAATGCGAACTCGTCACAGTATAGTAATGAAATACTCATACCACGACCTGTATTTTCTGTTGTTGTAGCACTTACAATACGACTACCATTGTCAAAATCAATACTACCTTTGTTGTAACTCACTGCACCAGCACGTATAAAGTCCGGTACGCTTTCATAAGCGTAACGAATACGTTGCATAATTTCTTGTGAGCCTGTAAATTTGTGTGCGGCAATTAGGATAGTACTATCTGGCACGAACATAGCGTACCATAACAAGTAACCTGCGGCACTTGTTGACTTACCTGTTTGTCGGGGCATTAGCGATATACTATAGCGGTAGTTGTGATATGTATCGATTAGGCGTTTTTGGTAGTCAAAAGGTTGATACAACATACGTCCCTTAGTGGGGTGTTGTATGTAGAAGTAGTTACTCATAAAATACTCAGGGCCAGTTACTGGGTCTGCGCATTTTGCAAATTCTTGTAATTGTTCTTGTGTAAATGCCGTTTGTTGATGGGGCTTTTTAACAAGGACGTTATCTGTACCTTTTGCTGTTGCCATACATTTACTTATGTCCCATCTTTTTTTGTTTGTAATAATTCAACAATGATTCTCGTTGCTTTGCAACCTGGCCAGGCGATTTAGTTTTGCCTTTTGATGCCAATGATTTTTTAACACGAGTCTCTATAGTGTCGGGGGCTTTCTTTTTTCCAAGATTAGCTAGTCGTAATTTTTCTTTTGTTTCTTCAGAATGCGGTGCTCTTTTCTTACCAGTTTGTCGTAGTGACTGTTGTTGAATTTGTTCTAGTGTACGTTTTTTTCCTACGTTTTTACCCTTCATTGATTCGGATAGTTTTCTTTTAGATTCTTCACTCATTGGGCCATTTGATTTGCCTGCCATCGCTAAAGACAATTTCTTTTTAGTTTCCTCAGAATGTTTTCTTCCAGGTTTTCCGGATAATCTATTAGAAACAAGTTCTGCATATTCAATACGCAGAGATTCATATATTTTTGATGTTATTTTGTATCTTTGTTGAAATTCATTTTCTAATGTTGTCATAGCCCAAGCAGCATGTATCATTTTACTTTTAGCATCACCTTCATACATTTTAGTAAGTAGAAGATGACAAATAAAATGTTCACGGGCTGTTAGGTTTACAAGATTTTCTTTAAGATTGGTGCCGCCGAGCGATTTAGGAATAATATGATGGGTTTCATAATACCCATCTAATAGACGATTTTTAGCTTTGTTGATAATATTGTTATAATAAGAGGTGTATTTGTTTTCTAACATATAGTTATTTATCTGTTAGAACTAGTTTTGCGAAGTTAAGTTTAGAAGGGAGTTTCTCCGGTGATTCCTGTTTTCGCAAACCACAATCTAAACCATTCCTGTGTACCAGGTTGGATGTTATTGCTGTTTTGGTGTTGAATCTTTTCATTAGCAGTAATACTCATGTTACTACCATCAGTTTTAACGCTACCGTAGCCTTTGTATTCTTGCAGTTTTCCTACGTTTTGAGTTACCCCAGCAAGCTGTTTAATTTGATCTAATTCGTCCACGTTATACTCCGTATTTGTTTTTCTTACGAGGCGATATAGGACTTTGTTTGTTTGTATCATCGGCTTCTTGACTGCGACCGCGTTTAACTAATTCTTTACCGTCTGTAGGAATAGTAGCCATGGCCTGATACATCATTAGTTCTTCTGCATCACTAAATGGTATTGCTACATTGTATTTTTCTACAAAGCTAGAGCTATCCATATCAACTGGACGTTCGTCTTGGCCGTCGGCCATAGCCGCTGCCATCATGATACGATTTAAGTGATAGGTACGATCGTAGCCGCCCACATCACGCATACGGATAACCCCGCCCATACTTTTATCTTCTAGTTCTTTAGGAACAGGACCTTCACCGCGAGTTTCTACAATGATTTCATTAATTTTCATAGTTTAAATAGTTTACAAATTTTGCGTAAGCTTCTTACTAAAGCTACACATAAACATACTAAAAAATATTCTACGTGTAGCTTTACTGCCATATTACTTCTTAACGTCACTAATCATTGCTTCGTATGATTTCCAAAGAGCTTCTTCTTTAACAGCCATTGGGTTATCACCTGGATATTCACGTTTGTACTGTTTCTTAGCACGATTTAAATCAGTTCCACTAGGAATAGCTGCATCTACACCTGCAATTTTTTCGTTAGGTGTGTTTGTGTATTCTACGTCACGTTCTTCTTCTAGGCTTTCGTCTTGTGTTAGGTCAGCTACGCTAACTTCTTCAGGCGCCTGTTCTGGCTCTCCAAGTGATTGTCCTACTATCTTGTCAGTTTTAGTGCCGCCCAATGTGTGGTTAATCATATTCATACCTGCTAATTTACGAATTAAATTAACACTATCATCTTCGCCGCTTGCAGAAATGTTTACACTAATATCTTCTTTAACAGTGTATTTCTTACCGTCAACTTCAAATTCTTTAGCACCTGCAGCTTTAGCTTTAGCTAGTGCACCTGAGAATTCGTTGCCTTCTTCCATTTCTTCTTCACGCATTGGGTTTAGTTTGCTTTTGTCAAATGTAGACTTAACGTTAGGATTCACCGCTGGCGCTTTAGGAGTACCAGAAGCATAACCTTGTGGCATAGATTGGAATTGCTCTCTTTCATCTAGTTCTTCTTCACTTGTTAACTGGTCACCTATTGCGGCACCAACTCTAGCTGCCGCAGGTGATTTACCTAATGCTGCACCTGCTAATCCGCCTGCTACTGCACCCATTGTGCTTTCGTGTTGGCATGAGCATGATGATTCTACCATACCGCAACCTTCACATGTTGCTTCTTTAGTTGGTAACCCTGCTAGACGAGCAATCTCATCTAATTCTTTTACTCCACCTAGATCAATTTCAGCCGGTAAAGGTGAATGTGCGTCAATTTGACAGTAGTGACCGTATGATGTAGCCACGTCGCTTAAGAAGTCTTCGTCCATTGTTAAAATGTTACGAGCCTTGTTAGGTGGAATGCCTTGTGCTACCATTTCTTTACGTACAGCATCATTGAATTCGCTACCTGCTGTGTCTAAGTACGAATTTTTCTCAGCTAGAGCTTTAGCTACTTTTTCGTAGAAGTAATCTGTTTCTTCCATAACACGACTTTCTTTAACCATTGCTGGTTTAGCTTTTTTCAATTCAGCTTTGCTATTGGCAATTTTATCACCAAATTGTGTAGCTTCTACGACGCCAGCTTTCTTAGCTTTCCATGCTGTAGCATAAGCAATACCTTTTTCTTTCTTAGATAATTTGCCGTCTTTAGCATAGCCTTTCTTAATATGTTTAACCATACGTTCAGCTTTAGCGCCTGGAGGTGCTTTTTCATACACGTCAACTACCGCTTTGCTTGATGTAGCTTGTGCAGCTTTGCCTGATTTTTTGCCACCACCAATTTCACTGCGGCCGCCAATGTGGCGACTTGCTGTTGAGATGGGATTCTTAGCACTACCTGGTGGTAGTTGTTGTGCCTTACCACCTTTAGCTTTAAAATCACCAATCGCTTGATCGTATTCAGCTTGTGTGTATTCTTCTAACTCATCTGGTTCTGCTACATCTTTCTGTGCAGAACCACCGTAGGCTTTACCAGCAACTTTACGGATTGGTGTGTTACGCTCTGCGCCATAACCATGTTCATCTTCTTGACGATCTTTAATAGCCTGTAGACGTTTGCGTTTAGCAATAGCGTCAGCATCTGGTGCTGCTGGCTCATCGTAGGCCGCTTCATGTAGACTATTGTGTATAGCTGTATGTACTTCAGCACTGTACTTGCTTTCTAATTGATCAAGCTCAACTTCTGATAGCGGAGTACCATCAACAAAACTAGCCGCAACACAATAAGCGTCTGAGTAATCAGGTGCGTCCCATTTGTTTATGTTTTCAAATTCTAAACTATTCAAATCAACTTCTTTGCCGCCAATAACAACTGCTTGACTTTCGTTCAGACCTTTTTCTTTCTTACGCATGGCTGCAACAAACTCTGCTAGTGTACAGTCTGGGTGAGCTTTTTTATATTTTTCGTAGTTAGCTTTGAACTTAGGATGCTTTGGATCATCGAGCGTGTAAGGACCAGCACCTTCTTCGACGGCTTTTTTATCTTTAACAGCTTTCTTAAATGGCTCTGCCTTATCGCCATCTTTGTCTACGTCTAAAAAGTCTGGTTTAGCTTTCTTTGCTTCTTTAAATGTAGCATATTTGCTTTCTAAGCCTTTAACTGCTTCAGTAATACTACCACGTGGTTCCACGCTTTCATATACTGTTTCTTTTGGTGTAGTAACCTCAGCAGGTTTATCAGATTTAACTAGGTTTTTAAACATACCTAGAATGTTATACATTTTCATATCGCTCATTTCTTATTGTCCTTTTACTGGGCTTTTTGTACCAACTGCTACATCATTTGTTGTTTTACCGTATGCAGGGTCTTTAGCACCACCAACAGTAGTGTCTTTACCTGCAATCTCAAACTCTGCTGGTTTGTTTAACTCTTTTAGAATAGTACCTGCTTCTGAATAAAACTTGCTTGCGGCCTTTTGTTCAGCTGTAGCTTCTGGAAGTGGTTGTGTTAGTACATCTTCACCTTGTTTGAACTCTTTAATTTCACCATTGTCTGGATTCCAGCGCCATTGTTCTTCTGGGTTGGCAGCAGGAACAACAACAACCTGTGATTGACTGCAACCTAAACGTTCAGCAACGATACCACGCAACTGTGCATCGTTTACTGGATATTTAAGGCTAGCATCCAGTAAAAAGATTTCACAGTTTTGAATGCTTGGAAAGTCAATGTCATTCGCTTTAATAGGCAAACGTTTAGCTACTCCTAAACTTTCAACTTGGTAACCTTCTAAACCAGCTTTTAAATAGTCTAGCTTATCTGCAGGATCGCAGTTAGCTACTTTAATACGAAATTCATAAATCTTTTGAGTTTCGCTTAGATATTCTAAAAAATTCTTCATAAGTTAAGATCCATATATAGTGTTATTTATCAAAAACACTAGCTTTTCTTGTTAAGTAATTGGTTAAGTAATTCGTTACGGTCTAGTACTACACCCTGACCGTCTTCTGCGTCAATTATCTTGTCGCCATCTGATTTTTTATTTGCCTGCTCAACTTGCAGGTCTAAACGTGCCTTTTTAAGTTGTAGATCAACCATACGTAGCTTTTTATCTAGCTTGGCTTGTTTAGCTGTAATAGCATGGCCCAGCAGTGTGCCTGCTGTGGCTAAGATGTGCCCGCTAAAGCGAGCTTCTACATTCATTCCTAGATCAATTAAATCTTGAAACTTTTCTTTGGCTAGATCACTTAGTTCATCTAACTCTTTATCGCTGGTGTCTAGGTCACCCACCATTGGCAATGCAGCATCAATCTTATCAATAGCATCGTCTACTGCTTCAATCATTTCACGATTTTCTTCAATGGTTAATTCTGCTTCCTCAGGAGTAGTACCTTCAATAGGAGGCAAGTTAAATAATTCGGATAGTTTTTGTGTCATAGTATTGTATTTAATACTATTTTTATCGTTTGAGATTTTTAAAGATGTCGTGCTCTGTTACTACACGGAAACGCATGTTGTTAGCCTTGCACCAAGCATCTGCAGCGGCCCATTTAGCCATGTTGATTGCTACGCTATATTTGTCTTTAACTGACTTAGCCGTTTCCATAGTTACTTGAGATAAAGGTTTAATTTCTACTACTTCTACATGCTGTCTTTTGTTTACATCTTGGTAGATAATAACAAAGTCTGGTACATAGATTGTTTGTTTACCTAGTACTGGGTTGAAGTAAGGGATTTGTATGCTTTCGCTAGCCCACTGTGTTACTGCTGGGTTATTATCGCAAAAGTTCATAAAAGCAAATTCCCAAGAACTCCGATACGTGGGTACTTTTTTACCTATGTATTTTTCTGCGTTCTTAATTGTAAATTTGCCGTTAGCGTACTTAGCCATTATGCCAGAATTGTTCGTTTAACGTAAGGGCTAACTATAGGACTATTACTAATACCCAATAGACTCGTGCTTACACGGTTAAGGTTAAGGAACATTGTTAGATACGCATCTAACTCGTTAAGTTGATTATATGCGGCGCTAGGTCCTGGTTTTGCGTAATTTGTTCCGCTGGTCTCCCATTCACCTGTTTGACTATTGTAGGTATTAGTATCTTGGGCATACTGATTAGTAGTGCCAGGGTGATATTCGGGTTCAGACGCTCTATTTCGTGCGCTTAGTAGATTCAACTGATCAATAACACTCATAGGATCTATATTTTGTTGTAATGCTGTATAGATTATAGCGGCCGCTAGATTTTTCCCAGTCTCTGAATCACCTGTGATATTTTGAAAATACGCTACCACAGCATCATTAATCATTGGACTGGTGGTAACAGTTTGATCGTAGAAGTTATTAAAATAATTTGTTGTGCTAGGGCTATTTACTGTTTGCCCTGGTAAGTTTCCGTTGATTGCCATAGTTATTCCTTAGCCACTAGAGCCCCCAATGGCCTTTCTTATTCCTTGTTGCACTGTAGAACTTGTTGGTGCAAAAACACTACTAAATGGGTTTTGCCCTCGTAAAATACCGTTTCCTATATTACTTAAATCGATACTCGGTGCTTGCTTAAGTTGCACGTCACTACCAGTAAAAATATTAAAAACGTTAATACCACCGTGAACTATTGCCCCAAGATCACCATGTTGTACACCTTTAATTACTCCTTCAATGCCACCTAGTGCAGCACCAGCATTACGTAACGGACTAGGAGTCTTGTCGTAGTGTATAACATCAAATCCTTGTACGACTCCAGAACTTACCGGACCGCTATCGTATAACATAGCTTCGTATTGCACTTGCATAGTGTGTTCAAGGGGAGCATAATCACCGGCGACCAATTGCCCGTGCGCAAAACTTGTTATAGTAGGTCTAATTAAATTATAAGATGTAAAACGCTTTTGATGTAGGCTATAAATTCTTATAGCTTTAATATAATTTTGATTACCATCATTTTTTACAGGGCTATATCCCCAGGCTTGTTGCTGGCGTTGCTGGTACTTACTATCATATCTATAGGTTTCTTCATTAGCAAGATAGTCACTGTCTCTATAATAATATTGATAATAGTTTTTCCAGAAGTTAACCACTTGATCTGCGCTATCGTCGTGGAACGTAATACCAACAGGATCGTAATTAATACGTTCTTGTTGTACCATCTTACGGTTGTAAGAATTATGCGTTTTAGTCTGTACATTGAATCTAGGTAATTGAATTTGTTTAGCCATTAAGCCAATTTCAATTTGACTAATTTGATCTGTTTGTACTATTTCGTTCAAATCAATAAACACATGGAATAGAGTGCTTAGTTTAGGACTTAGTCTGTATAAACTGTCAATAAAGGTGCGAGAGGCGTGTTGAAAGTCGCGGATATTTTGATCCGGAGCTATTGACTGTCTTAATTCACCTAAAAAATCAGTAAGTGCCATATGTTATTCCATTTATATTATTTATCGCCAAAAAGAAGCCCGGATTTTAACCGGGCTCTTAATTTGTAAATTTTTCGTCTGGATTAACCAGTGATAACCGTACCTAATGTTCTTGTTATAGTTGAACCAATACCAGCACCCGTTGGTGTTTGTAATGCGTTATCATAACGGATAGTTAGGCCAACAGTCATTGGCTCATTACTGCTATAGTTATTATCGCCGTAGTCTGCTGACATTAGATAGCAACCATACATTTCCCAAGTTTCTAAAATGTTAGGGTTATTAGCACCATTACCACCATCAAGAACTTCAAGAATTGTAGTAAACTTGTAGTCGATACCAGAACTTGCAGAACTTTGTTCAAAAAAGTCAAATTGTTTCTGCATCTGTTCGCCAACACGTTTAGTAACTTCACCCGTAGCGTCGTCACGTAAATTACATGTGACTTCAGCCCAGGTTGGTTTACCTGCTAGATATACCTGACTGTTATAGATAGGTATAGTAATGTTTTCAAAACTTACGCTAGGACGTTTAAAATCAATAACCTGTTTTGTTAGCTCTGTTGTAGGTTGTGTAACGCCAAAGTTTAAAAAAGTTACGCGGAAACGGAACTTTAATTTTGGCATTAACAGACCTTGAGAACTAGCACTTTGGTTAGTTGATAACGGCACTGTAAAATTTGTTAATGATGATGTTGCCATCTTTTCTTCCTTTTAATACTTTATAGTATTTACCATTTTTTGTCTCAGATTAGGGAGGGGTTACCCCTCCCAATATCTGCGTATATTATTGAATTGTTAAAGCTGCGCCAGTATTTTGTAAACGAACTGGAATGTAAATAAACTCAATTGCTTTAACTGGTTGTATTGCAATATCAACCCACAACTCATTAGCATCAATACGTGCTGGTGTGTTGTTTGTTGTGTCACAAACTACCAAGAAGTCATAGATACCGCGTTTAGCAACTAAGTCATTGAATACAGCATCAAATGCCGCTTTAACTTGGTTACGTGTAATAGTATCGTTTGGTTCAAATATAAACGGTGCAGCAACTTTAGCTAGAACTGTACGTAGGTAAACCACTAAACGAGCTACGTTAATACGATCCATTGCTGAAGTCTGTGCGCTACGTGTTTTTTGACCGTATGCTACTAACCCTACACCTGGTAATACTGTTAGTGGATTTACGTTGTTTGAGTACAATACATCACGTAGACCATTTGTTACACCAATGCTCTTGTATGTATTGTCATTGTTTGTATCAACATAACCAATTGAACTTACGTTATCAATTAAACCACGACGTACCCCAGCTGGAGCAAACCATGGATAGCTAACTGCATCACTGCGAATCATTGTACGCAACATCATATGGCTTGGCGGAACAACTACGCTTTCACCGTCTAAATTTGTTGCTAACCCGCTTGGATAGTAAACACCTAAGTACTCACTATGGCTCACTAAACCTTGTTCGCCGTTGTCAGCAGCAAGTGCTGAGTTCTTAGACCAGTTGTCAATAGTTGTACTATCTGATGCTAAGTTCAATGGACTGTCACCGATAATGAACGCTGTGTTTAAACGATCGTTGTTTAAAGTGATCAAGTCTTGGATAAGTTCTGTATATCCAGGGGCTGTAATTAGGTTAAATTGCGTTTGTTCTTCACGTAATGTTGTGCTAGAAGCAACTGCTGATTTCATAGCTTGTACCACTGTGTTACGTTGTGCTTTGTAACCGAAGTACGGAACACCTGTTGTAGGATCTTCACCGCTATAACTTACCCATGCATCAGCTTCTGTACTATGCACAACTGCTAATTCTGCATCAGTAAAATAGTTAGCTTTAAAGCGTTTAACATTGTAGCCTGAACGACGTGTATTGAATAACAATGTACCACGAGCGTACAATTGATAGTCAGGTGCGTCTGGATCTAAGTGATCGCTAGATAACAAACTAGTAATAGTTGGGATAGTATCAGTAATGACATTTAAGTTACCTGTTGCTGACCAACGTGCATCTGCAAACAAGATGCCATCTGAACTCACGTTATCTTGGTTATCAATTAAATCCCATGATATACCGTTATAACGGTATAGTACAGGGAAGTTTGCTAGATCACTAGTATCTAACCATAAATCACCTGCTGCCAATTGGCTAGAGCCATCGCTTTGTGTTGTTGGTTGACTTGCGGCAACAATCACACCGTTAGCGTCTGTGTTAGTTAAATCATAACCACGTGAATCATTAGCAACGTTTTGGTAGCCTTTCCAACCAGTACCATCGTGAATCATAATGTCCACTTCGGTTGCATCGCTGTAATACCATAGGGTATTTTCAGCTGGGTTACTGTACGGAGCATCAGCACCATAGTTATATGTTAGCGCAGTAAATGGGCTAGCTAGGTAAATTGTACCTGCTGAAATTACTTGCACATGGTTGTCATCAAACAAACCAGCTGTGTTAAGTGGTGTACCAGTGATTTGTGTCATTTGGATAGTGCCGCCCGCATTGTGACGGATATATACCTGTCCGCTTGCATTTACACCAGCAGTGATATTAGGTAAGCCTGCAGCTAACACATCAGCTATCATAGAAGTTGCTGTTGTACCACTTAGTGTAACTGTTGCTGTAGATAATGTAGCACTCGCTGGTACACTTACATCTAAACGGAAACTATCATTAACAGTGTAAGTAGCAGAACCGCCTGCTACAGTACCGGTAATTGTTAGTACGCCTGCCACATTCTTAATATATGGTTTAAATGATAATGTGCTAGTACCTAATGTGTCATATTTAACATATAGTGTACCTGCCGCTAGGCCTGCGCCGCCCGCTACTGGATCTAAGCCATAGATAGCAGCCGCATCACTTGCATACAACGGAGCACTTAGTTGTGTCCATGAATCAGTGTTTGCTACATATTCTTTAACAGCCCAGTTGGCACCAGTACCTGTAGCACTTGTTTTTAACCAGATTGAACCATTTGGACGAGGCGTTACATCTGA